CTTTTTAAGTACATACAGCGGCACAATCTGGCTGCCGCGTTTTTGGAATATAAGCAGGTTGCCTTTTTTGGACTTGATAATAAAGGTATCCGCCCAGTCCCGCGCCCTGCGCTTTATAGGTACGCCGTTACTGTTTAACGCCGCAGGCAGCGGTATGGTAAGCCAGCCCGCACGTTTTGCCCGGATAACCGCGCCGTATTCATGCGTGCGCAAATACCACTTGCCGCCAATGTAGCCAATTATTTCATCATATTGTGCAGTGTGCTTTTCTTCCACCCGCACGCTATCCCGTATGCTTTGTGCGCCCGCGCCGCTGCGGCGGCTAAGGCTCTTGCCACCAGTGCCGCCCGGCCACGGCTTACCGTGACGCCCGGCCAACCGGCCCGCAATAAGCTTTAAATAGTCCTCCATGGCCTTACGCACAACCATGGGCAAACGGGCGGATAGGTGGCTTAAATCCCCTATAACCTCCGCCACGGCCATTTCCGGGGCCGTGTACAGCTTGCCGCCATAGCGCCCTGTAATCTCGCCTACCAGCATTAGTACCTGCCTGTAAGGTTGCGGCGGTAGGGGATAGCCAGCGCCTGCGCTTCCGGGCAAAGCATATTCTCATTCTGTATATATTCCGGGCTGTGCTTTTTAGGCCCGCGCACACCAATATTGTTTTCGTTCATTTTGTTGAAAAAGTACATAACCTGCGTAATTGCAGCCAGCTTCAAATCATCCGGCACGGCCTGCATTACACTATTATCGTCCAGCGCATACCCGGCGGTGTAATCCACGCGCACGCTGCGGCGGGCTTTAGCAGTGCCGCGCAGCAAAAACAGCGTGCTCCCGGCATCGTTCAAATAGTAATCGCTGGCGGGCACAAGGGTAGTGGAGTCGTAAATGCGCGAAGTGCTGTAATAAACAGCAAAGTCTTCCTCCGGGTCCACATTAAAGCCCTTTAGCGGAAAGCGTTGTGCTGCGCTACTTTCCAGCAGGCCGCTGGCATTAGACCAATCCCCCGTTACATCGTAATCAAGGCGGTTGGTTTCCCGCGTATCAAAATGCTGGCTGTATTCTTGGTACGAAAAAGTGCGGCGGCAATAGGTTTCAAGGGCCTTAGTGGCTACCCGCGCCAACTGCTGCAACGGCTCATCGTACTGCGTATTTTGCTCATTAATAGCAATATACGTTTTCAGCTCCGTAAGACTTACCAGTGCGGGCAGCGGCATGGGGTTCCCCTTTATACAAAAAGTGGGAAGGGGGATTGCTCCCCCTCACCCGTTTTCTTAGTTGCGGCTGGCGCGGCTACGCCGGGGCGCAGGCGGCGGGGTTTCATCCGTATCATCCCCTTCGGCGGCTGTACCTTCATCCAGACCGGAAGTATCGGTGTCACCTTCATCGCCGCCCTCCTCAAACTCAACGCCGCCATCGCCCTGCATTTCCGCAAGCTCGTCAGCTTTTGATTTAACAGCCACGGTGGCCGTGCCGCCTTCAATAGCTTCGAATTTGAATTTTTGCAGGACCAGCGGCTCCGTGCTTTGGTCCGAATGGGTAATAGTGGACCGGTCAATGGCGCTGGCTTCCAGCTTGGCCTTAATAGCGGCTGAAATGCGCTTCTTTTTGCCGCGCTCATACTGCACGCCGCGCAGCGTGTAGGTATCCCCACGCACAAGCGTGGCCCAGTATTCACGGATAGCAGATACGGGGGCGGGTTTGTTTGCTTTAGTCATTAGGTGGCTTCTCCTCTTTTTTCGAAATGCCAATTACAGGCGGGTTAAACAGCGGTGATTTTCAGGGCTTCCGTGGTACGGAACGTGTTCAGCTTTGCGGCCAAAAACGCAATGTTGTCCACCCATTTAACAAGGGCAGCATCCATTTCCACTTTGGTAACGCCGGGGTCTGCGGCGGTGCCGGTTTCGGTAGCAATAGCCGGGGCGGTGCCGTTGGCGGTAGCAAAAGTTTCATCAATCGCCAGCTCAGTATGGCCCACAGCTACGGCGCAGCGGTTTACCACCAGCGCAATTTCGTGGAAGCCATCGTTAATGGCCGTGACAATGGCGTTGGTGGTAGCAACCACCGCGCCCGTGGTAGCGCCGGTAACGGACTGGTCGCAAGCGGCAATGGTGCCGTCTGCCGTGGTGCCGCCGGACGAGTCGGTGAGGCCGGTAACGCCCAGCGCCGCAGCAAACGCGTTTGCCTTGGTAGCCAGCTCCGTAACAGCGTTCTTTACCTTGCCCAGCGCCGTCTCCGTGCTGGCTTTACCGGCCAAGCTGGAGCCGTCTGCGGCAGCGCCTTCAAACGCGGCAACCGCCTGTACTTCGGCAGCCGTGGGCGTAGCATCTCCGGTGCTGCTATCGGTCAGGGCCGCAATCTGCTCAGCCTTAATCTTTGCGTAGCCTTGTACAAGGGCGATAAACGCTTGTTTGTCGTTCTTGCCCCCGCTAATGGTGCCGTCCAGTGCATTAATGCGGATAGTCATGGTTTATCTCCTTGTTGGTGTAAATGGCCTAACTAAAATGGGCCGGGTTGTTTATTCCCCGGCCCACCGGGATTTAATTGGTGGCGGCTAACTAGCCAAGGTTGGTAACTTTAACCACCGCATCGTTTTCTTCAATGCCAACAGCAACGCGGGCGGACAGAACGATTTTGACCTCGCGTTCCGAAATGAGACGCTCGGCCTCAATACGGATGTTGCGCTGAATACCGAAGATAAGGTTTTTCGGGTTGGTAAACAGCAGGTTTGCTTGCGGCATAAGGGCTGCGCCGATAAGCGGGACGCCGAACACCGGAACGGCTTGGTTGCCGGTCAGGATTGCATCGCCAAGGCCCGTGCCACGCGTGGACAGGGCAAGGCGGTAGTCTTGCTCAACGTCCATGCTGGAGAAGAAAGCCATTTGGCTGCGGTTACGGCGGTACTTGGTCGGCAGGGACTTAAGCACCGAGTTGAAAATGGCCGGGGAAATTGCTTCGCCGTCTGCGTCAACGGTGTGGGCAGTTGCCAGTTTCAAAACGCCATCCGTCATATCCAGATAGTCGTCTGCGGTGTTAAGGGACGTATCGCCTTTAATCACCAGTTCCTCAAGGTCGAGCGCAGCGCGTTCGCCAATCATGTTGAGGATGGTGGTTTCAAGGTTGCCACGCTCGATAGAATCTTCCAGCGCGGAGTAGGTGATACGCACTTCGGCCAGCACTTCTTTGGTGGTCAGCGTGACCTTGCTGGTTTGCGGTTTGGCACGCGCAACGTACTCGCCGCTGGTGGACGGGTCGAAAGACGTACCATCAACAGCAGCCGCAGACAATGCGGTGCCCTCGTTACCCCGGCGCAGGATACGCTTGCCGAAGCCGATTTTGTTGATTTCCATGCTGGGCGTATCCATCGGGATAACGCGCATTTGGCGCAGCAGGGTGGGTTGGTCAATCAGGTTACGCACAAACTGGTTGTTTTGTGCAACCGTCAGCAAGCCGCCCGCCGACAAATCGGCAAGGAAAAAGTCAGCTTTTTTGATGCTCTCCGGCAAACCCAGTGACGGGTTACCTTTCGTGGTCAGTTCTTGGTTATCGTCAGGCATTTGTCGCTCCTTTATTTTTGCAAAAAGCCAGTTGATACGTTTGAAGGTAGTACCCGTAGTGGGTGTGTGCTGCCTCAGTATGCGGGGTTAGTATCCAAGCAGATCGCGCTGAACACGGTCTTGAAAAGCCTTTTGGGTTTTTTCAACTTCCGGGTCCGCCTTTTCCGCCTTAGTGCCTGTGCCCACGCCATCATCGTCTGCACTTTTACGGGTCTGCCGCGCTGTTTCCAGCGAGTCCACCCTTTCACTAGCCTTACTGACCTGCGTTTGCAGTTCTGCCAGACCATCAGTAGCCGCCTTTTGTGCCGTAGCAATATCAGCCATAGCTTTCGTCATGGCCTCCATTTGCGTAGCGAAGGGCGACAGCGCATCGGCAATGGCTTTCGCCACACCGCCATCCGCGCTTTGCTCAGGCTCAGCAGGGGCTGCTTCGCCAGTATCTTGTGCCTCGGTGCCCGCAGGCTGCGCCGCTTCCTCAGCCGCGCCCGTTTCGTCTTTTTGCGTAGCAGCCGGTGCAGCAGCGTCCGCTTTTTTAACTTCGGTTTCGTCTTTTTTCGTCTCTTTAGGTTCCTTGGTCATGCCTTTATCCTTTTCCGGTTCAGCTAACAGCAGTTGTTTTACAGCCTTTGTGTCCACACCCGCTGTTTCCAGTGCGGTCAGGATAGCCACGATAAGGTCACCCAGCTCAGCGCACAGCGCTTTAACCTTGCTGGTATCGCCGTCTTTAACCAAGTTGCGCAAAGCCTGCACAAACGCATTCTCAATATCGTACATAGCCGGGAAGGTGCCTTCGTTGTACGTCTCGCTCAGCACATCCGCCACAGTTTTGCCCGCAGGCGGCACCCATGTAGGGTAGCAAGGGCCGCAGCAGTCGTAATATTTTTTCACAATGGCTTCGCCATCAAGACCCTTAACTACCAGTTGTTTTTCAACCTTCTCCGTAACAGTGGCCAGCGCCGCAGCGCCTTCGGCCAGCTTGCCTACCAGCATGGTTACGCCTGCATCGCCTTCAATCTCTTTCAGACCGCCTTCAAAATCTTTTTCATCCTTGGCCACAACGCTGTAGCCCTTCTTGGTCTTAGTAACTTCAAAATCGCTGTAACCCTTGGCAGTAAGGTAGCCCTCAACCGCGTCCACAGAATTGAATTTAGCGGCGGTAAACATAAACTTTTGTACTTCGGCGGGCATATCGTCCTCACTGAGTTGGTTACGGGCATCGAATACATCGGCCTTAAGCGTGCGCAGCGGCGTCTGGTTAGCGCCATGGCCCACCAATGAAACAAACTCCGGCTTAGGGTCTGTAAGCTGGCTGGCCATACGCGTTACGTTTTTAATTCTGCGCTTCATCTAGTCCCCTAGATTAACTCTATGGGCGTGGCCATTGGTTTTTTCCGTGGCCGTGCCGCGTTTTATTTCGTGGGAATGCCCGTCTTCAATAGACGTTCTGCCTTTGAGCACGCGGCCACTATCGTCAAATTCCACCCAGTACAGGTGTGCGTGGTCTTCCGCGTCTTCCGTAACGCCAAATTTATCCGGCGTCATATCTATATTTACCACAACGGCGAGTTTGCGGACAAGGGCTTGGAAACTGTAGCCATTAATTTCACCGCGCTTGATACTACCCCATAGATCATCGCCAACAACCTGCACGCCCAAAACCCAACTGCCCGGCGTGTAATCCACATCGCCTTCGCGGGCAATAAAACTCTCAATAGGGTAGCTGCCGTTGGTGGTTTCATCGTGGTTGGTGTCAATGGCCTGCCGCAACGTAACAAGCTGCATAAACCTATGCGCCATCTGCTCAATATCATCCGCAGACATAAAATCGCCATACGTATCCAGCACATCCGGTGCGTAGACTTCACCGAAAATAATACGCTTCTCATCGTCCGTTTTTTTAATGCGCACAAAATGTTCTTTGTGCTCGGCGGCGGTTTTTTTCATTGCCCTAACTTTTGCAGCGGGTTGCAATTCTTATACAAGCATATCCGCAACACGACTTCCGCCGCAATAGTTTTAAATAAAATCACTTTTTTATAAAATGTCTGCAACTTAGATAAACTCTATGGTCGAGCGGCATGACCCATGGGCGGGCGGCATAATAACGCCAAGCTCGCGTAGCTCATTTGCGTCCTTGTCTACTATCTGGTTTTCGCGCAGCCACGGGGCCACGTATTTGATTTCATCACCCTGCGCCATGGCCGCACGCGTCACCTGTAGCTCAGCATCGGCCAGCCAAAACTCTTTGCCATTAAGGTGGCGGCATATTTTGCTGGTCTTGCTGTCTATAATGCTTTTCCACTTATACGCTTGGTAGCCATTTAAAAGGCCGGTCTTTACAGCGCCGTAGTGAAAGCCCCGGCTTGCGCTAGCATTAGCTACAATGCGCCAATAGGGCACGTTCTTTAGGCGCTTTTCCATGGCCTCGCGCACGGCGGTGTAGGCGTTAGCGTCAATATTGCCGCCCGCTGCAATCGTATCGCTGATAATTTTGGTAAGGTCAGGGACAACATGATCGGTAAAATATTGGTTGGTGAAATACTTTGTGCTGCCCACCATATCTTTTAGTATCTGCTGCGTTTGCGGCAGCTCAAACACCATCTTAGCATCGCCGCCATACGCGCTACCCTTACTAAGTAGCCGCCGCAACTGGTTGCTTACTTTGGTTTGGGTGCCGGGGTAATCAAAGGCTTCTGCATACAGGGGCTGCACAGCCGCCACAGCTTCATCAAACTGGTCTACGCCGCCATCCTTAATCATTTTAAGCATGGTTTTATTAGCCTTGGTGCCGGTCTTGTACACCGCATAGCCCAGCAGGCCAGCCAAAATAATCTCTTCCGGCAAAAACTCCTCGCCGCCCGGCTCCTCGCCATCAGCCTGCGCGGCCAGCTTCAACGCCTCAATGTTAAGCGCAGCGTAATCAACGCCGCGCTCAATAAGCTTATCAAAAACATCATCCGCGCTATTTGCGGCTGCGTTTTCTTGTGCGTCCTTTTTTACCGCGCATACGTTGCACATCTGCTACCGCCACTAGTTTTTTCAAAGGGTCAATAACCTTATCTTTAACCTTATCCTTTTGGCCATCGTCAAGGCCCGTGCCATCCAACGCCTCATCGTCTACCGGCTCTAGCTTCTCGCGGATAGCCTCCAGCCCTTTCAACTCGCCGGTGCTAGCCAGCGCCGTAACAAGGCTAAACGGGTAGTCGCCCCACGGCTCATCTACCGTCTGTATATCAAGGTCAAACATTTCGTTAGCAATACCTATGGCCACGTTAGGCGTGAGCGCACCGACTTTTTCAAACACTTCAAGTGCCTCCACAACCGTGGCCGGGTCGCTAATACGCGGCGGGTTACTGCGCAAGCGCCAGTGCAGCGGGGGACGCCCTTGCTTATCAGACAGCACCACAAAATTAAAAAAGTCGTCCACCTTGTTACGCTCCGGGCCAAACACCTGCCCCTCCGCCATAACCAAACTGGCCTGCGCCGTGGCATAAGTCATATCTTCCGATTTGCCGATAAAAATGGGCGGTATGCGGAAGCTGCTACGGATTTTAGTCATGTTGTTTTTATCGTACTCCTGAAACAACGCATCGCTCTGGCGCTCGTTTGTCAGGGGCTTAATCTCAAGCTTAGGCGCAGGCAGTTTACCGTCCACGCTGGCAGCTTTTTCACTACCCTCAGCCTCAAGGACCATTACGCGGTGCACGCTATCGCGGCCCTGCACGCTGTAAATCATATCCTCAATTTCGTCTATAGACTCCTGCGTAAGCGCACCGCCGCTAACCAAAATGGCCATAGCAGGGATTGCGTTATCTTTAAAGAAGCGCAGGTTAGTAAGCTCGCTTTCACGGCTGCCCATGATAGCGGGCAACTGGTTTATCCAGCGCGGTG